GGCGACAAAGAACGTCTCGCTAAACAACGGGCTGTCGGCGACGCTATCCCACTCGACATGGAGGTCCCGCCCTTCCCAGATGCTCACTCCCACGGCTTGGCCCTGCAGGCGCAAGTTGCGCGGAGAGGCAGGGAAATAGCCCGGCGTCGTGGGACCGGCGACATGGATGACGGCCTCGCGCGCCCCGGCATTATTGGGGACGCCCAAGTACGAGATCGGCACGACGCGGTATTGATACGTCGAACCACTAATGGCCGTATAGTCGTCCCAGTCCAGGACATGGCCCCGCACTTGAATGATCGGCGTATAGTTATAGTTGGGGTCATTCGGATCGCTAATCGCCCCGGCGCCAATCGTGCCCGCCTGCACCTGGCCGAGTTGCCCCGTGGCCTCCAGCACGCGGCGCAAGATCATGGCCCCCCCATACGGGGCATAGCCACTACTGAGGGGCGCCACATCCCACGAGAGATTAATCACGCGCAGGCTGGCCCCGCTCGTCTGAATCCGCGTCACTTCCGTGGCCACGAGACTGAGAAGCGGCGGCGGCGGGCCTTCCGGGTTAAAGAGCGTCGTAATGACAGGAAGCGGCGACGCCACGGCCTCATCATAGATACTGGGATTGTGAATCAGCGCTTCGAGGCTCACCGTCAAATCGCTTTTGCGCCGTAGCCCGGTCACGCGAAACGTGCGCGTATTGGCATTGGTCGTCAACGTGCCAAAGACGAAGGTCGAGGTGCGCGCGACGGGGAAGATGCTGAGCTGCGCGGCAAGATGGAGCGTGCGGGTCGGCCCCAACGTGATCGTGAGGACCTCGCGGGCTTCCAGCGTGTCATCTTCGTGGCGCACGTAGACCACATACGTGAGGTCCTGCTCAAAGAGGCAGTCCTCGTCGACCTCCAGGATGGCCGCATTGGAGCCCTCCTGAATGCGGCCTGACGTCCCCCACCCCGGGAGGGGATGGGCAAAGCGGAACAGATCGTGCATCTGTAACGGCAGCGCTTCGAGCGAACAGTCCATCTCCAGGAGGAGATTTTCAAAACGCCGCCGATTCAGTTCATACTGGAGCGCCCGCATGATCCGGCTGGGCTTGGTCACCCCGCGCAAGTCAAAGCTGTGCTTATGGACCTCGGGGGGCCACTGCGCCAGCGTCGGCCAGGTAATGACATCTTGCTCAAAGTCGTGTTCCTCACTGGCAAAGCGGGCTTCGAGCACGTTAATGGTATCCACGTCCTGAATATAGGTGAGGCGCACATTACTGACCGACGTCCAGGACAGGAGACACGTCGGCAGTTCGTCCCGCGTCGGTCGCGGCGTCCACAGCCCCGCCGTTTTGAGGAGAATGCCGCGCGAGCCGCCCATGGTTTCCAAGAAAAACTGCTGCGCCCGCGTCTCGCGATCGAGGACATAGTTGAGCGTGTGGCGCCGCTCGCCCTGAATCTCTTGATCACAGTACGCGGCGTAGAGGGCAAAGGCCGTGAGGTCAATATCGCTATCCGGCACGCCCGTGCCATAGCGCCGATGGGTGAGCGCATCCAGGACGCACCAGGCGGGATTGTCGGACCACGTTTCTGGGACGGCCAGCGAGCCCACGCGTACCTGACGGCCCCGTACCTCCACGGTGATATTGGGGAGGGCACCCCGCAAGGCATCGGTCGCCAGCGCCCGCAACCCGAGCCAGGCCGTATAGGGATACGCATAGGTATCGGGCACGTACTCGGTGACACTTTCCAGCACACTCTTATACCGGGCGCGGAGTTCGTCCGTGTTGCCGGCCCGCAGATGCTGGATCTGAATATCGTAGGACCGATACGGCAACCCCTCACGGCGTATGCCAATGCGTACCGTCGCCGTACGGTCGGCATTGACTTGGAAGACGGTCCAGGCCGACCACGCCCCCGAGCCTGCCGGGGCAAAGCGGTACTGGAGGACCACCGTATTGCTTTGTTTCTGCCCCTTCTCATCGAGAAAATACAAGCCCTCGGGCCAGGCCAGATTGAGGACAAAGGCATGGAGTGCGGCGTTCGAGGTATAAGTCAGGGGGCTTTCTCCGATGTCACGCCCGTCGGCAAACGTGTTGCGCGCGCCGCCAAACTCCGCAAAGGCTGGCTGATTGGCCGTGCCGACGCCGGTATAAACCTGGACGCCGGGGAAGTTGGCCAACGGTTGCCCATTAATCTGGATCGTGTCGGTCAAGATGGCGTCAATGGGGCCTTCACACAACGCGATCATCAGCGTTAGCGTGGGCGGATTCGTAATAGCCTGGTAGGTGCGTGAGCCCTGATTGTAGAGCATGGCCGTGCCGCCGCCCTGGTAGGGATGATTAATCCCTACGGCCCACGAACTATCCAGGACAAAGGTATCGGCATCGCCCACATGAATCGCCCATGTGGTATTGACCTCGGTTTTACCCTCGACCCCCTGAATAAAGACGATCTGCCCGGTGACAAAGCCGTGATGAGGGGCCGTCACGTAGACAATGTCCGAGGGTTCCCCGTGCGTGACATTGATAATCGTGGCACTGTGGGCGGTGGTGCCATCATCCACGACGACGGCCGCTTGATCCACGGTCGCCAGGAGGAGTTGCCCGCCAATGCGGTGGCGCCCATAGACAACCGGGACCACCGCGCCCGGGCCAATGGCCGTGCGAATCCCTTCAAAGCTAAAGGTGCGTTCGGTTTCCCCGCTCATCTGGTTTTGGTGGGGAAGCATGAGGGGCTTCGGGCGAAAGAGGAAATGGGAGGCGGCCGAGACAGCCAGGCCAATGAGGATCGGCACGAGGATTTCAAGAATCCCGCCGGTAATACCCCACGTCGGCCAGAGCCAGATCTCATCCCCGGCTTGTGGGACATAGCGCGCGTAATGCTCGGGCAGGATCGTGGCCCCGTTCACCGTCACATGGCGCAGGGCTTCCCCCTCGGGCAGATAGGCGTCGAGCGCATCGCCGGCCGGGAACACCTCGCGTTGCACGCGCAAGTGTCCATCGGCTGCCCGCAAGGGCGACAGCACCAGGATACAGGTGACGGTGCCTACAGGAGCCGCCGCAACCGCGCCATTTGGAGCAGCCACGGCCGCCAGAGCCGCATCAATTGCACGCATACGTTTAGTGTCTCACCCGTATGAACGATCTGCCGCTGATCTACGACAACGCCGACATGGCTCGACGCCAGGCCGTTACTCCGCAAAATCCAGATGTCCCATGGCTGGCTCAGCGCGACAGGATCACGCGGATCGTCACGCCACCAGATTTCTTGCACTTGGGCGGCAGCCGCCGCCGGGTCCGCGTCCAGATCAATGCCCCAGCCTTGCCCAAAGAGGCGCCGCAATAATTGCCAACAATCGCATTGCGCATAGGGCAGACCCAATAAGGGCTTTACCAAGGGCTCAATCTCAGGAATAACCACATCTATCATAGTCAGTTTCTAATTCAGCCTTCGAGGGATGTTCGGGTAGCCACCACTCTGGGTATAGCGTCGCTTCGGTATCGTGCCCGTGAGCGTAATCCCCTCGGCCTGGAGGTCGACGACCGCCGTGAGAAAGTCCGTCGCCACCTGTACCACCTGAAAGACTTCGCCCGCGCCAAAGGGCGTCGCGTCGGGCTGCTGCGTATCAATGGGCCAGATCGTTACAATCCAACTCTCCCGGCCCCAATAGTGCTCCAGTAACGAGATAAACGCCTGATCCACATTACCCACTGTGGCCCGGAGGCGCACGAGGGATTGACTCGTGGCGTCTTCGAGGGCGTCCACGTCCACGCTATAGCGTAAATAAGGAATGCCGTGAAAGAGAACGTCCTGGTCATAGTTCACCAAGCGATACGGGACGGGGGCGCCGGGAATAAATACTTCAAAAAGCCACGTGATGACGTGATCGGAGTGCAACTGGTTCTTTTCTCGGACCAGCGCTGCTGAGAGAATGCGTGGCATCTATAGTTGCTCTTGGATTAATACAACCATGTTAAAACGCCCGCGTCCTTGCGTGAACACGTCGGCAGCTTCCGGGCCAATCAGCTTCACAGCCGGTTCCATCACATCTTGCGCAAATCGGGCCGTCGCATTAGGCAGATAGGGGACGGCGATGGCACTCCCCGTGCCGCCTTGGGCCGCCGAGCCATTGAGCGCAAAACTTGTGGAATCGAACCGCGTCAGCGTCCAGAAGCCATTAAGCCCCGCGTGTGTCGCACTGTTCAGCCACAACCACTGGTTGGTCACGTAGCTGTGCTGGAGGGTGCACACCACGGGCGTTGTATTGCTGTAATTCACGCGGTCCCCGCCGGTGCGGTGCAGCCACTCAAACGGCAGTACGCCCAGGCGCTGCTGCAGCAGGAAGTCCCGGAGCACGCGCATTTGCGGGGTGGTCAACCCCAGGTATTCCAGCTGATACTGGCGCAACGGCCGGCTGTGCTTGGGGCGACGCGCCGAGTAACCTTGGTCTGACTCGAACTCGTGCATGGGGTCCTGTATGGCCGCAACCGAGATCGAAGATGGTATTGGGTCAATCGGAAATACTGGCACGCGCTACGCCCCTCTTATCGCAGTGCTTGTAACGTCCGTACAATACGTGAGCCTGAGCCTTGGCCTATTTCTGAAAGAACCTCATTAATAATTACACTTCGCCCTAGGGCACGTTCGCGGGCAGCCTCTTGTTCGGCTACAGCCCTATTCGGAGTATTTATAATTGTCACGCCGGCGGCTTGCCCTCCGGCGGTCGGCCCTGCCTGCATGGCACCACGCATCAGTGCTTGCATCTGAGGCCGATTGAGCACAAATTCGGGGTTCATCGCTGGGTTCTCGCCGGCCATAATCGCCGTGGGTTTATTGACCACCGCGCCCCCTTGTGCCATGAGAATCTCGAAGCCGCCGCCCCCACCACCCGCACTGGCCCCGGCATTGGAGAAGGCCGCGCCGCTACTTGGGGCAACAGCACCGCTAATGGCGCTGAGCCCAAGCCGGATGAGCATGCGAAAACCCTCGTTGAGGGCAATCTGAGCCACCGAGTCAAGGATACTTTTGGCCATCAGGCGGAAGGCATCACTGACGCGCTCGGTGCCATCAATAATGCTGAGAAGGCCCTGCGTGATGGTCTGCGCCGCCGCATCGCCCACCCGCTCGGTCACCTGCATAATCTCGTTAAAGCGCTCTTGCTCGGTAATGGCGCGCAACTGGGCTTCCTGCTCGGGCGTCAACGCCACGCCCTGCCGCCGCGCTTGCGCCCGCAACCGCAGTTCCGCGCGTTCCTCGCGCGGCGCCCGGAGGCGCTCTAGCGTGCCCTCAATGCTCTGCGTCATCGCGTCGGCACTCTCTTGCGCCTGACGCTGCGCATCGGTGCGGGCCTTGATGGCCGCAAAACTGCTCTCCATCGCTTGCTTTTCTTCAATGAGCAGCCGCACGTTTTCTGCCCGCGTCTGGATTTCCTCGTCCTGGGGAAACTGGGCGGCCAGGCGCGCGGCCTCGTTTTCCTTGCGCGCGTCCGCCGTGAGCGAGTATTGCTGCTCCAAGCGCTTCAGACTCTCGACAGCTTGGTCGCGCTTGCGCATTTCCTCTTCGAGGGCGCGGAGATATTCGCGGCCCGTCGTCATGGCCTGCTGACGCCGTTCCCGCGCGTCGACGTCTTGCTGCCGCTCTTCCTCGTCAATGGCCCGGAGGACCTCGCGGCCCGTCTCCATAATTTGACGACGGCGCTCGGGGTCGGGCGTCTGCGCTTCTTGCCCCGCTTCTAAGGCGCGTTGCTGGCGTCCGGCAGCGTCGAGCATGCCCTGAATGGTCTGCGGCATGCGCCGTAAGACATCCTGAGCAAACGTCGCGTTTTCCCCGGTAGGGAGCGGAATACCCCCACGGGCCGGCCCCGCATTATAGGCGGTGAGGGCGCGCTCGACGTTGCCATTGAATTTCTGGAGGAGCTCGGCAAAATACGTCATGCCAGCCCGCAGATTGGTTTCGGGATCGAACTCCCGGCCCCCGGCACCATACGCGGCGGCGGTGCTCGGCATGAGTTGCATGAGTCCCCGCGCACCCGCGCGGGAAACAGCCTGCGGATCAAAGCGGGATTCCTGCTCAATTAAGGCCCGCATGAGGTTCGGATCGAGCCCTTTTTCGCCAGCGATCCGCTCAATGAGGGCATCAAGGGAGTTCGGGGCGCCACTCGGCGTGATCGTCCGGCGCAGCCCTTCCCCGAGCTTGCCAATTTCTTCCTGCACGGCCTTGAGGGTTTTTTCCCAGGCTTTGAATTTCTGGTCTGCCACGTCGAGCGCGGAGAGAAACGGGGCGTTGAGCTCAATATCGCGGAGTTGCTGGCGTCCTTGTTCCAGGATTTTCGCTAAGCGGTCTTCCGTCGCTTGGAGTGGCCGCTCCCCTGCCGGAATCTCGACCCCAAAGCCGACTTGGCCCCCCGGCCCAAAGCCTTCCGCTTGGAGCTTCCGTTGAAACTCGGCGACCGCCTTGCGTTGTTCGGCATCGAGCGCTTGCAGCTTGTCCCGAATGGCCCGCCGCTCCTCTGGCGTGATCGGTCCCGCAAAGCCGGGCAGCATGCTCTCGACCAATTGCGCGGCCTGGGCGCCGGTAATCTGTGCCTGCAAGCGCGCCAACTCGGCTTGGCGTTCCCGAATCGCGGGAGGGAAGCCTACACCGCCCTGTGGGAGAGCCCCGACCGGGGGACCCGCTTCCCGGCTGCGTTCGTCCTGCACCTTGCGCATGGTGGCTAGGAGCGTGGTCGCGGCCTCCGCCATGCTTCGGAGCATATCGAGCAGTCCAGAGGCGGCGATCGTTTCCCCGGCGAGCTTCACCTCGTTGGCCAAGCGTTGAAATGCCGCGGCCGCGGTATCGGTGGCGGTCGCCACGGTCCCAGCAAATTCCGTGCGGAATTGATCGCTGAAGCGCCGGACAAACTCAATACTGTCCTGGCCCTTCTCGATCATCTTGTTGAGTTCTTGCGTTGTCATGCCAAAGGCCCGCGCCGCAATCTGTGTGGCGCCCGGAATGGCCTCGGCCAGCTGTTGACGTAATTCCTCTTGTGATACGACGCCTTTGGAAACCATTTGCTGGAGGGCTAAGAGGCCGCGCTCGGTCTGCTGCGAGCTCGCGCCCATGGCCCGCATGCCCACCACCATGTTTTCAAAGATACGGGCCGCCTGCTCACCCTGGATAGACGTGCCACGAGTCGCGGCGTCAAAGCGCCGGAAGTTTTCGGCAAGCGGAATGACTTCGATCCCCAACCGCTGCGCCAAGGTGATCATCTGCTGGAAGGCCGCGGCGCCGGCACTCACGCCCTGGATGGCGGTAAATTGCTGGCGTAACTGCTGGAATTGGACACCCACGGCAACAATACTCGTTGCCAACTCTTTCATCTGGCCGATGATGGCGCCAATGCTGGTGGCAATCCCGATGCCCCCGGCCACACTGAGCGCCGCACTGAGGGCCGCGCCTAGACGTCCTGCACTCTGCTCCGCGTCGTGGGCGGCTTGCCGCTCCGCCGCCCGGCGTTCTTCGGCGAGCTGCCGCGCCTCCTGCGCCGCTTGACGGGCGGCCACTTGCTGTTGTTGCATGGCGGCTTGTTGGGCTTGGGTCGCCCGTTGGGCCGCCGCCGCCACTTCTTGCGCCGCCTGCCGCGCCTCCTGGGCTGCTTGGCGGGTGGCCTCCCGGCTTTGATCTTGGGCTTGCCTATACTGGAGCGCGGCGCTTTGCGCCTGGCTATAGGCTTGCGTTTGCTGGGTAATCGCCTGGGCAAGAGCGAGATAGGCTTGGGAGAGTTGCGCCGTCGATTGCTGGCCGCCTTGCTGCTGCTGGCGCACCTGCCCCAACGTCTGGCTGAGCTGCGTGAGGCGCTGTTGCGCCTGTGTCAGCGCCTGGTCAAAGCCACTGGCGTCGATTCTCAGTTTCGCGACTATGTCACCTACAACTATCTCTGCCAAGACTATTCCCTCTCAGTTCCATTCGCGGTATACAGGCTATGCAACATTTCGATCCGCTCTTGCATATCCTCCAACCGAGGCGGCGGTGGAGGCGGGGGCGGTGGCTCGGGATACCCCAGGACCGCGAGCATGTCTTCCAGCGTAAACGGTTCACGGCGCTGGTCCGTATCACGATGCACGTTCCAGTACGCTTGCAGGAGTACCGCCATCGGGCGTACCTGCCGTTGCTGCTGCTGCCAGTACGCCTCGGCCAGCAAATGCCCTTCGAGGAACGTCATGCCCCAGAACTCGCGTTCGCTGACACCAAGGCAGGTCCGTTCAAAGGCCCAGAGCTTGCCCCAGTCGATCCGCCCAAAGGGTCAGTGTCGACGGCCTCCGCCTCAGCCGTGACAGCGTCTACGACGACTTGCGGGCTCGCGTTACTCCAGGCTTGAAGGATGAGGCCCGCATAGGGAATGAGCCCCGTAGGATCGGCGTAGGGCAACGCCTCTTCCACCTGCGTGAGCGTCAACGCCGGGTCTTCATGCAGGCAGCCTTGCCACAGGAGCACGCTGATATTCACAAACGACAGCTTGCTCAGGTCGTTGTCGAGGAGCATTTCACTCAAGCGCCGTACGGCTTCAAAGAAGGTGTAATCCCGCCCCCAGATCTGGGTCAGGCGCAACTCAATCGTTTTGACGGCGGCACGCGTAAAGAGGAGCTGGCGCGGCTTGTCGAGCTCAATGGGCACGAGGGCCACAATAGAGGGCATTAGACCGGCTCCTCGGTTTTGAGCACCGGCGCATCCGCCGCCAGGCCCACACTGGCCGCCTGGGGGTTGTTCACATGGATAAGCGCGGTGTCGCCAATCGGGACCACGCCAGCGCCGAGATCGGCATCCACGCCAACGCTGATCGTACTATCGCCCATGGCCCCCGCTACCACCCACGCGCTCGTCTCATCAATGGGCTCGACCGTACAGGTCCCCTCGACACTCCACTGTGCCTCGCCATCGACCTGCGCGGGTTGGCCGCCCGCCGTCAGGGGCGTAATCGCCAATCGGCATTTCTCTTCCGTCGTCATCGTCACTTCAATCGGCATGGTGCCTCCTGTGGTGGCCTGCACCGGCCCGACATGCCAGCGAAGGCTCGGCGCGGCCGGGGCCGTCATGACCACCTGGTCAATGTGAATCGTCTCAATCGTAATGGTCATGCTCATGCAAAAGTTATAGCCCCATCTACAGTCAGTTCAAATTCGAGCGGCAGCGCGCCGTTGACCGGTGCGGACGGAATGCGGTACCTGGTAACAAAGGCCTGGAAGGTCCAAGTCGTCGCGCCCGTATTCGGAAAGCGAACGGTAAACGCGGTCGACGTGCGGTTAATCATGGCCGTGCGTAAAGCGACATGTTGCGCATTGGCAGGCACAAAGTTGGCCGAGACGCGGATCGTACCACCATCGAGCAAGGTCGGAATTTTACTACTCCAATTGCCACCATCATGGGCCGAGACATCGACCACATTGAACTGTGCGCCAATCTCAGAAGCATTAGTTATTTCTGGTATGGGAGTACCAGCCATATTAATAACAATACCAGTCGCGGCAATCGCCTGAGTAGCCAAAACTAATCCTTTCCATACTAAGAAAATATTCTATCTTTGCCTTCGCTTCTAGGCTATACTCTTGGGTACTTGGTAGCGCCTAGCTAGCGCTCGTCAAGTCTCCGCTGCTAACCCAGTAGAGAGCCAAGTACTCTCCTCAACCTTGGTTAGAAGGTGTCTATGGAAACCCCTGCGTACAGAGTCTGTTCGACGTGTGACCTGAAGAAGCCTCTTGTAGAATTTTCTCTTGATAAACATGGCAAATCTGGAAGAGCTGCTTCGTGCAAGGCTTGTAAACGTGAATATGCTGCTCGATATAAGAAAGAGAACCCAGAAAAAGTACGACAGAGCGGTAGGCAATCCTATGCGAGAAACCTTGCGAAACATCAAAGATATCGAGAAACAAACAAAGAACAGAGACGTGTAAAACGCATACAGTACTATCACAAGAACCGTGAGATACTGGTGCAAAAAGCGAAGATACGAAATAAAGCCAGTCGAGTACAAATAAACGCTCGAAGAAAGATTTATAGGGCCGAAAACTTCGAAAAAGCGATTTTGATTGAACAGGCTAGAAGCCACAACTATTACCTTCTCAATAAAGAAAAAATAAAATCTGTTGTTCTACGTTACAGAAAATTAAATCCTGAAAAAGTCCGAAACTGGAAGCACACACGACGTGCTGCTAAAAATGGGACTACGGGCAACGATTTGACGCCTGCACAATGGCGCGAGATTCAAGCCGCGCAGAAACATCGCTGCTACTATTGTGATAAACGATGTAAAGGCAGACTGACTCAGGACCATATCATTCCCATTAGCAAAGGCGGCGCTCATACATTGCATAATGTCATTGGCGCCTGTCTTTCCTGTAATACAAGCAAAAGAGCTGGGAGCCCTTCTATTCCTGTCCAGCCATTCCTCCTAACCGTAGCACCTGCAAAGAAAACACGTATGGCTCGTTAGGACAACACAGGTGCGTCTGGGAATTCGAAAGTTACTTGTGCCGTAAGGGCGCCTGCCATGGGCGCCTGATCCCTCCAACCTGTCACATAGCCAGACCACCACCATGTTGTCTTAGTAGCATTCGGCAGTACCAGCAGATACGGACGGCGCGTGCGGGTTTCCATCAGATGAATGAGGCCCGTGACTGTGCCATGCGTGGGATGGGTTGGCACATGGTTGACGACGAGACGCATGCTGTTATTGGAGAGCATCGTGGGTATTTGCGAGCCCCAGCCGCCAATGCCGTCGTGTGCGCTCACGTCTATGACTGACGCCATAATACCCGCGTCCTGGACGTCGGTGACTTCCGCAATCGTGGCATAGGTACTATCGAGGGTGAAGACGCCGCCCGACGTGTACGCGCCGTTACCGACCGAGCCCCGGAGCCGGGCGGTCGTGGGCGTCACGGCTTCAGCGATCCACGGGCCATTCGCCCCGGTATTCCCGGCGACATTTGTGACGGTGACTTTGGAGACATCGACAATGCCATGCACCGCACTCGTCGTCACAACAATTGGAGTCGTATTCGTCGCACCAGTAATGTTCAGAACGGCTGGGATGCCATCGCCAAGGCGCAGCGCTATTCCAAAAGCTGAAATGGCCTGTGTCGGCATAGACTAACCCCCCGCCGGTGTCGGTTGGGCCGGTACGGGTTCGTCATCGGGCGCAGGTTCGTCATCGGGCGCAGGCTCAGGCGGCGGAAACGGCGAGGGGGGTTCCCCTGCGGCAATGGCGGCCTGAAAGCGAGCACAGTGCGCCATGTGGGCGTCCATACGCGCTTGCAGGAGCGTATCGTAGCCGCAGGCGGGACAGCGAAATTGGATGAGACCCGACCAGGATTCCGAGCGGTAGGGGGCGTCTGCCATGGCGCGACCTCCAGAAACACGAAACCGCCGACAGCAGCGAGAGGGGTAAGGTTCTCGCTCAACTGCGGCGGTATGTGTTACCTGAAGGTCATCAGGCGACCAGTGACTACCGGGTATGATGTGCAGAGGCTAGCAGAATGCGAGGAGCGTTGCAATCCCTTCCTTGGCATCCCTTCTAGGACGCCCACCACTCTACCAGAGAGCCCATACGACTACCAGCAGAAAGATGCATCCCTCCTCTCACACCACAAACGCCATATTCTCAACACCAAACTGCACCTGATAGGCGTCATGACGCGTCCCGCTGTCCCAGGTCCAGCGAAATTGCGCCACGCGGTACTCTAACGCCAGGTCGGCATCAACCATCAGCGTATCGGCAGGCTGAATCTGCCACTCAACCGTGGTCACCGCAGGAGAGCCCGTCGTCGTGACGCTCACATCATTGGCGTTCAGCACATTCTGGACATTGCGGCTATTGACGATCGTGCCGCTAATGACATCGTAATAGGTCAGCGTCAGCGTCGTCAGCAGGGAGACGGGCACCCCCACACCGTCGCTATCCACAAGCGTAAAGGTCAGCAGGCCGGTGGTGGCTTCGAGCAGGGTCGTCGACAACAAGGAAATCGTCGGCATAGATCACCTCAAGTGGGGGGCATGAGCCCGAGCCGTTTGGCGCAGGATACCCGTCTGGCCGTGACCACGTGTCAGCGTTGGCGCCGTGGCCTGGCCGGTCGGCTGTAACGTCGCATTAATCCCCATCAGGAGCAGGGGCATTTCTAACATGCTCGACCGCGCGAGTGGCGTCGTACTACTCCCGACGAGGGCACTCAGGAGCGCCCGGCCACTCACCTGCCCACTCGGGGGCGTGAAACTACTCGTCACGAGCACGGCCGCGAGCGCGCGGATGAGGGGCGCGGACGCGAGCGGCGTCTGGGTTACGAGGCCGAGGGTTGCTTGGAGCCGCAACACATAGGCCGCCTGCACCGATGGCGTGAGGCTGGTCGATGCGAGCACGCCGGTCAACCGCCGCAGGTGGATGACCTGGGCGGCCGGGGTCTGACTGGCACTGCTGCAGAGGGCCTGCAAGCGCCGCACGAGTTGGCGGGCACTGGCGGGCGTCGTACTCGTGAGCGCCAGCGTCGCCGTGAGGGCGTGCACCGCTCCCATGGTGACTGTGGCCGCGGGCGTGAGACTACTCGCCGCGACACTGGCACTGAGGCGGCGCACGAGTTGGCGCGCACTGGCCGGGGTCACGCTACTGCCCACGAGTACCCCGGTGAGGCGGTGGGTCTGGCGGGCCGCGCTCGCCGGAGTGGTGCTCGTTGCCGCCAGCGTCGCCGCGAGGGACCGGACGGTGCCCATGCTGACCGTGGCCGTTGGCGTCTGACTGGCGCCGAGGACCACCGTCGTCAGCCGTCGCGTGAGCGTCCGGGCGCTGGCGGGCGTGAGACTGCTGGGCGTGAGTTGCGCCACGAGATGCCGAAGCGTCCCCATCGTGGCCGTCGCAGCCGGGGTCGTACTGGCCCCGCTGACGGCACTCTGGAGACGGCGCGTGAGCGTCGCTTGGCTGGCGGGAGTGGTACTGGCGCCCAGGACGCCCGTCGTCAGACGGCGCACCACGGCGCGCGCCGCCGCAGGTGTGCTACTCGCACTACTCATCGCGGCGGTGAGGGAGCGCACAGCAGTCACGCTGGCCTGGGCCGGAGGCGTCGTGCTTGGCCCGACAAGGGCTGCCGCAACCCGGTGCAGGACCGTCGCGGCGCTCGTGGGCGTCGTACTGGTCGCAGGAAGCCCCGCGGTCAGGCGCCGTGTCACCGTCCGCGCACTCGCCGGGGTCGTACTCGCCCCGCTGAGAGCTGCCGTCAGGCGCCGCAGGGTGAGCAAGATCGCCGTGGCACTGGGCGTCGTGCTGGCCCCTGCGAGGGCCGTCTGCAGCCGCTTGACGCTGGCCTGGGCACTGCTCGGTGTCACGCTCGTGCCCGTCAGGGTGCCCGTGAGGCGCCGGGCCGTGGTGGGACTGGCGGCCGGAGGGGTGGTACTGGCCCCAACGAGCGTCGTCGTCAGGCGGCGGGTGAGCGTCCGGGCGGCCACCGGGGTGGCACTGGCCCCGGCGAGTTGGCCAGTCAGGCGCCGCGTCAGGGTCCGGGCACTGGCGGGCGTGGTACTGGCCCCCAGCACGGCCGCCGTGAGCAGCCGGGTCGTGGGAATACTGGCCGTCGCAGTCGGCGTGCTACTCGCCCCGGCCACTTGGGCACTCAGGCGGCGCGTCAGGGTCCGGGCACTCGTCGGGGTGGTACTGGCACCGACCAGACTGGCGGTGAACTTAACACCAGGCGCCTGCCACTGCACAAAGACGACGGTGGTATAGGGCGGGGTGGTGGTACTGAGAGCGTCCACCGTGGGGGTGGCGCTGCCCGACGTAAAGCCCGTACTGCCAGTATTCGCCCAGGTATGCGTATGCGTCGTCGTGGGCGCGTTCACGGCGCCCGCCGTGCGGTTTTCCCCAGCCCCCGCCGCCCCCGTCACGGTATGGGTATGGGCCGCGACGGCATGCGTGTGGCCCGTCGCCGTGTGCGTATGACTGAGGGAGCCCCCGGTCTGGCCGATCGTGGCGAGGCTCGTGGCGCCTTTGACAAAGAAGCTGCGCAGATCGGGCGTGCCGTTGGTGCCGTCACAGAGCTTCCAGTTCGCGGGAATGGTCGCCAACGAGCCCGTCCAGAGGCCAATCAGCTTGTCGGGCCAGGAGAGCGCCCCGCTCACGTTCTGGATAAAGGCCTGCGTCCAGAAAGGCGGTTCATGGTTGACGGTACTCACGCCGTCCGTCGACCCGGTAATGGCGCCGTTGGCACTCCCGATGGTGAGGACATGGGTATGGGTCCCGGTGGCCGTGGCCGCCGTGGCGCCACTCACGTCGCCTGCCGTCAGGGCTTCACTCCGCTGGGGCGAGGTGACATCCGGGTGGGGATGCGCGTAGGGCGTACTGTGCGTATGGGAGGCCAGCGTATGGCTGTGCGTGAGCGCGCCGCCACTGCCCCCGCCATTCCCTGCCGCTGGGGCGCCTTTGAGATAGCGCCCGCGCAGATCGGGCTTGCCACTGGTGCCGTCTGCCAACTCCCAGCCACTGGGCAGCCCCCCGGCCTCATTCCACACGGCCAGCATCGAAGCCGGGAAGCCAATGGACGTGCCGTCAGAGCGGAGAAAGAGGACCTCGCCATAGGGCGGCTCCAGGCTACCGCTATCGGTACTGGGCGTGTCAGTCGCCGTCGTGGTCACGGGATTGACCGTCACGGTCGCGGCATGGGTATGCGCCAGTGGCGGGTTGGTGGTCCCCGCGTCCCGCGCCGTGGTGCCCGCGGGACTGGCCGAGGCCGGGACGGTGTGGGTATGCGCCGTCGTATGGCTATGCGCCGTACTGGTATGGGTATGCGTCAGCGCCCCGCCGCCGGTCCCCGGCTCTGCAGCCGCCGCCGCGCCTCGGGGATACAGACCATCGAGGGCCGTGGCGCGCGTCCAGCCACTGGGAATACTCGCCGCCGTCCCCGACCACAGCACCGTCAGGCCACTGGGGACGGCGCCCACCACATCTCCTGCCGGTGGGGCCAGGGCCAGGGGCACCACATGCAGGGGCGAGCGCCAGCGCAGTTCCTGGGGCGCGCGCAGCCGGGAGCGCAGGATGAGGGCTTGCAGCTCTGGCTGCGACAATGCCCGGAGCCAGAAGCGCCAATCATCCACCGCGCCATGCCAGGGAAAGGTGCTGGCGCCGGAATGCCGACCCAAGAGCACGGGTTGCGTCCCTACGTTAGGCCAAACGGCCGGGATCGTGCCAGAAAAAATGAGCGATTTGGCCTGGCCATTCACGTACATTTTGATCCGGTCGGGATTGGTGGCGCCACTCCCGTCAAAGACGACGGCGAGGTGATACCAGCCCCCAGGACTCACGCCGGAGACATACTCAAAACCCGTATAGATCGAGGACGTAAACTCGAAATAGAAAAAAGCATCCGTCCAGGTATAGAGCAGCCACTCAACCGACGCACTCGTGTACTTGGTCCACAGATACTCCCGGACATTGAGCGTCGTCTGCCTGGCCCATCCGGCGAGGGTGACCGCCGGGGCATTGTTGAGGGCGAGAAGCGGACCGGCATTGCCCTGCACGGTCCCCCCGTCATCGTTGAGACGCAGCTCGCCATAGCCGCCCGGACGCCGCGTCGGCCCCCAGCCTTGCGTGGCACTACTCGCGCCCAACCCGGTAAGCGCGATAGGAGCGCGGCCGGCAAGGTCGAGCCAGCGACTCCCGCCCATCCGCTGGGGCAGCACCTGCCACCAGGCGAGGAGTTCACGATTGAGGGGCGCATCCCAATTGATCGGGGAGGCATAATCAAGGCTACGGGGGGTGAGGATGTCGAGTGCCATCAGAGCACCCCATTACATAGTTTAAACTGAAGTAATAAAGGCCCCGATATAGCTGAGAACATGCGGGCCGGTGGCATGCAGGGCGCCACCATTGTTATGGGCCACGAAGACGCCGAACCGTTTGGGGTGCAGGCCAAACGCCTCGGCCACGGTGAGGCAGCGAATGGGGTAGGTCAGGTTAGCCGTCGCCGACACGGCCGTGGCGCCGACGAGGATGAGGCCGCTGTCAAGCATGTAGGCATTGGTGATGGTGCGGGCACTGTTCACGCCGGTAATCTGATCGGGCCAGGTGGGGGTATCATCGAGCGCGGCATAGCCATAGAGGCGGATTTCGGTGTCGACCGTCACCGTAGAGCCGGTGCGAATGCGAGCAGTGATTCGGCCATCCACATACAGGTTCGTGGTATTATCGATGGCGGTCGATTCCTGGCCCACGAGAAACGTACTGGCGGAGGCGAGGGCATCCAGGGTAATCGTCAGGGCAACCGAGGCTGCGTAGCTGAGCTTCACGTTGGCGTTTTCTTTCAAGGCCAACCACCACGGGGCCTCGCCAGCCGCCTCATACACCCGATCATCAAAGTGTGGGGGTATCCGCCTGGCCGGGGAGAGAAACTCATAGGCATGTCCCCGATGCTTCGCTTCCCACTCCCACATTTCCTGCGGAAACGCCTGGGGCGTGCGCCCGAGGCGATGCCGATGTTGACAGGTCCAGCAGTAGGCATCCAGATCAATCTGCACCCGGTCAGCATCAGGCGAGAGCAGGCGAACAGCCTCGGCACTGGGCACAAGCGTGGGCAGAAAAGGCGTGCATGACATCGCGTGCTCCATTAGGGGATGGCCCAGGCTTGTTCCACATCACTGCCGGTGAGTTGCCCCTGAAAGCCCATCACAGCGGGAGAGGCCGTGGTGCCCGTGCCACTGCTGGGGACGATGAGGAGCTTTTCCGCCTCCGAGGCTTTCTCGCGCCCCAAGGCCAGCAGGAAATTGACTTGTTGCTGCGAGGCGCCCTGCCCGCCAAAAATCGCCTGCCACCCGGCACGGGTTTGTGCCAAGGACGGATTCACCACGCCTGGATTAAACATGCGCGCCCAGCTATCCCGGTCTTGCACCGTTTGGGCTTTGTACGTACTCCAGTTCCAAAATGTCCCATCAGGGGACGTGGCTTCGTAGACCTCTTGCTCGGCGAGGGCCGTACGCCAGACCCAGAAATCGGGCGACGCCACCTGGTTATAGCCCGCCGCAATGGTGTAGGCGTTTTCACCCGTCTGCGCCATGGAGCCATAGACCGGGTGCGCGGCAATGTCGGCTTTGAGGAGCGTCAGTTGTTGCGTGGTGAGCGGCATGCGCGTCCCCTTACGTCATTGACACGTCAAACGCGCCTATATCGAACTGTACTGTATCATTGGCATTAACGACCTGATCCACAATGTTGGTATTGTCATAGCCGATGACGTTCCCCGCCCCACTCGCGCTATCGGCAATGAAACAGCTCGTAATGGTCCCCCACCCGGCACTCGGCGTGACAAACGTGATCGCGGCGACATTGTCCAGGGCACCGCCAGCGGCGTTCGTCCAGGTGGGCGCCGCCCCGCCATTGGGATTCACTTGCTTGCGGACGTAACTGCCCCCCGTCACCTCGGTCACGCCAGCAATCGTATTGGTCGTGTCACTGATGGTGGCAGTAGCAAGTCCGATATACGTGGAAGGTTTCGCATAGGCTTGATTGCGAAACATCCGGTCAAGCAAACTGTGGACGGTCCCGTCGGTAAAGCCCGCGCCACTCGACGCGTTCATTTGCACTTGTAGCTCGCCGCTGGGAATGGTCGGGGTATTCCCGTTGACCGGCGCAAACGAGGCGGTAAAGGACCCGTACGCCAGGACATTGCCCGCCCCGTACGTGTTCGTATCCAGAATGGCCCAGTCCGTAATCGTCCCCCAGGCGCCCGTGGCTGGCGGGAAGGTGACGGCGCCGCTCTGGATCACTTTGCGCAAGGCCGCTGCGCCAAACGTGACGGCGGTGCGCGCATAGCCGTTGGCATTGGCGACTTCACTCATAGCCGCCCCGGTGGCCGTATCGGTCAAGGTCGCAGTCGAGAGGGCCACATAGACCGTCGCCACGGAGGTATAGGCCGTGTTGAAGATATGGTTTAATAAGGCATTTTCGGCATAGTCCGATAATGACCCCATTCTGCATTCCCCTCTCGTTCATGTATGCGGAAAAAACAAGCCTTCTGCTCTGCACAACGCTATACTGGCGCTTCAACACTACGCTGGAAAGGCACACCTATGATGCACGAAGAAACAGCCCCGCACTGTTGTGAAACCGTGACCGCCTTGATTGACGCGCACTCTATACCGGAAGAGGCCATCCCATTTCCCCCGCCTGCGGCAGACTGGGGGACCGCCACAGACTGGCTGATTGTCGAACCAGATCCGACCTAGCACCCCTGCGGCGGTTACAGCGCCCGCGCACACCGCACGTTAAACAACAGGACGGGCCGCTGAAAGTCATCGGTGCGCAACCAGTACGGACTTTGCAGCGCCTCTAGCCAGAGATAGAACGTGCCACTGAGCGACGTATTCTGCACGCCGTCGAGCACGTCCCACGCCGCCTGTGCGGCCGCCCGGGCCGCCGGATAGCCGTACGGCGTCCCACGCGTGGCCACTTGTACCACGGGCTGCTCGTAGCGCGCCACGGGCACATCATGACTGCGCACAGGCGGCAACCCTGGGACTTCGATGAGGGCGAGGATAGGGGCCGTGTTCTCGAGCGTATCGAGCGGGAAACTCCCCTTAAACAGCGTATTCCCCACAGCGCCCACGCCTTGACTCTGGAGGTAGGCGCCTAACTCGTCCAGTAACATACGCTACTCATCCTTGACACTGCGGTAGACATGCGTTTTGGTAAGCGCGACGTCGGGTTGCAGCAGCCCGTCCCACACGTGGAAGGTCAACGTCACATCGCCGCTCATGCCCTTCCGCAAGAGCTCGCGCCACTGTTCTTCGAGCAGTTGCAAGATGGTACGCCGTTGCTGCACATTGAAGGGCCGCTCATACAACACGGCTTTACGGGCGTCGGCAAGGTCGGGCAAGGGATTGCCATAGCCGTCGTGGCGCATAAACTGGGGCATGACTAGCCTCGCAGTGCCGGGCCAATGCGGGCGCCCAACCGTTCGGCCATCCCGCCCGTTGCCGTAAAAACTGGTTCTGAAAGGAAATGATGTTGCCCGCCGTTGGGATGATTGAATGTCGTATCCTCATGCTGCACAATGGCATACGGCGCGAGGCCATGCCCGCCATAGCGGATGTCCACCGTCGTTTCGTGGCCGCTGACCGTCGGCCCCTCGACCATGCCAGTCAGGATGAGGAGCGTCGTATCCACTGGGACCAAGGGCAAACTGGCTTCCAGAATCTGATCCGCTTCCGCTTTCAGGGCGCGGGCGGCGGCGGGACCGACCTGGGCTTGCAACCGCTGCCAGGATTGGCGGAGGGCCTCGATGCCTTCAAGCTCAATGGTAATCATGCTCGTCTTCCTAAATGACACATTCCCAATGATCCGGCGTCCCTTGCGGCGTCTTCCACAGGTCGAGCCGCTCGATCGCCGGGCTCGTGCCATCCTCCAACGTCAGCTTATCGCGCAGCCCGAGCGTGACCGTGCCATCAAAGAAGAGCAGCGCTCGGCTGACCCGTTCTTGTCCGTGCGCATTGGTAAACACCTGCGTGCGGTACTCGACGCGGCAGGGCGTGGCGACAGGCGTGCCATACGTGGGCGTGCCATAGCCGTCCTGGCCCGTGTAGGGGGCAATCTGGACGGTATCGGTGAGGAAGGCGACGAGGGCGCTATGCATCGGCACCTCAGGTGCGCAAGATGGGGATGTTGATCATGCCCGCCATGACACCGTACCCCTTGAGCAAGGCTCGCACCTCACTCGGCACACTCGTGACCGGCGAGGCCCCCACGACGGGATTCGGATTATCCTGGTACGTGATCGTCGTCGCGCCAATTTTCGTGGACTTGATCCCCGGTGTCTGGCCCCCGTTCGGCTGACTCAGCGTCGTATCGCCCAGCAGCTCTAGCGCATAGACCGCCGTCGCTTGCTCGACCGCCACCGGGATAAGGAGCGGATCGAGCGGGCGCCCATAGCGATCCACCTGCCCCGTTTGTGGCCAGGCGAGCGCCTGCGTCAGCGTCG